GGCAACCTGACCGTCGAAGCCGATCCCGCCACGCAGTCCGCCACCGACACCCGCAGCCACGCCCGCAAAGTCCTTGACGATCTAGAGCGCATCCTCGAAAGTCCCACGAAACTGGCGCAGCAGTCCGTGACGGTAGACGGCAAAACCATTCAGTGGCGCGACATTGAGCAACTCCACTCACTGCTGTCGAGATACAGGGCGGACGTTCAGCGCGAGGATGCTGTGGCCTCTGGTGCCGCTCCCTTCGCAAGCGTCAAGTTCGCCTTTACGAGGACATCATGAAGAAGGGTGTGTTTGACCGCTTACTCAAGGCCGTCGGCCTAAGAAAGATCAAGGCGGAAGGATATCGTGGTGCTGAAACGAGCCGCCTTTTTTGGGATTGGGTGACGGCACCGTGCAAGGTTGACGAAGAAGTCAGGCGCGACATTGCAAAACTTCGGGCCAGAGCAAGAGATCAGGCCAGAAACAACCCAATTGCCCAGCAGTACCTGTCACTCCTTGAAGATAACGTTATCGGGCCTAACGGCTTCAAGCATCAATCGCAAGTCCGCTTTGCCGGTGGGAAGCTCAGAAAACAGATCAACGACACCATCGAAGGATACTTTTCGGCCTGGGGGCATGATTGCACCGCCGATGGCCGCATGTCTTTCTTGGCGCTGCAAAAGCTGTTGCTGAGGAATACGGCCACGGACGGAGAACAGTTTGTAAAGATCCTGCGCAACCGTGGTTCTTTTGGTATTCAACTCCAAACTCTCGACCCTGACCTACTCGACCACCAGCTAAACCAAGAGAAAACCAGTAAGCACGGCGAGATCCGGCTGGGCGTCGAGTGTGACCGACTGGGAAGACCGCTCGCGTATTGGTTTAGGGAGTCCTACGATCTTGGCGCTTCACTTGAGCGCATCCCAGCATCAGACATTATCCACATCTGCCGGCCAGACCGGCTGAACCAGACGCGGGGCGTGTCGTGGTTCTCCCCTGTGTTGGTTCCGCTGAAGATGCTCGATGGCCTCTACGAGGCGATCCTTATTCTCAACCGGTTGGCAGCGAGCAAGATGGGGTTTTTTGTCCACAAAGACGCAGGGTCGTTTGACCGCACGGCGTATGATGCGATGTCGCCGGTTGAAGCCGAACCAGGCAGCACGATTGCGCTACCACCCGGCATCGAGTTCCAGTCCTGGGATACCGGCAACCCGTCCGCAGAGTTGAACGCATTCAGCAAATTGATCCTGCGCCATATCGCATCCGGATTGAAAGTCTCCTATGTGGCCCTGTCCAATGACTTGGAGGGGGTAAACTACTCATCGATCCGCGCCGGTCTCTTGGTCGAGCGGGACCAGTTCCGCACTCTCCAGCAGTGGTGGATCGACACGTTCCTGCGGCCTGTGTATGTCGAGTGGCTAAAGTCTGCATCCCTTTCAGAGTCGTGGGTCATTCTTGGCCGAGACTGGCGCATGTATCAGTCGGTGCATTTCGTGCCGCGTGGATGGCCGTGGGTCGATCCGCTGAAGGACATCCAGGCAACGCTGCTTGCAATCAACAACAACCTCGGAAGCCGTACCGACGCCTTGGCCGAGGGTGGCAAAGACATTGAGGAGGTGTTCGAGAAGATCGCCGCCGAACGTGGGCTTGCTGCCGAGTTTGGCATTGACCTGACGATTGACGACACCAAGCCGCAACCTGATGCGGAAGACGATGAAGAAGAACCAGTCGTCATGGCCGGTGGTCAATCGATTGTCTACAACATGACGAGGAAACCATGAGCAAACCATTCTACGAAATAAAAAACGCGGCCAACGACTCTGCCGAATTGTGGATTTACGAGCAGATAGGAGAGGACTGGTTTGGCGAGGGCATTACCGCCAAGGGATTGGTTAAGGAGCTGTCTGCACTCAAGGTCAAGTCCATTGATGTGCGGATTAACAGCCCTGGTGGGTCCGTGTTCGACGGGCAGGCGATTTACTCGGCACTGAAGAACCACCAGGCGACCGTGACCACCTATGTTGATGGTTTGGCCGCAAGCATCGCCTCGGTGGTGGCGATGGCCGGCGACCGTGTCGTCATGGCCGAGAATGCTTTGCTGATGGTTCACAACCCATGGTCGTTCGCGCAAGGGGATGCGTCCGAGATGCGGAAGATGGCGGACGTTCTCGACAAGGTGAAGTGGACCATCCTCGGCGTATACCGTGACAAGACCGGACTCAGTGACGCGCAGTTAACCGAATTGATGGACGAAGAGACGTGGATGAGCGCTGAAGAGGCCAAGGCCTACGGTTTTGTCGATGATGTGACCGGCACGATGCAGGTTGCCGCCTCTTTTGATATGAGCAAGTTCAAAAACGCACCGATTATCAACCACGCCGATCTTGCCCCAGGGCAAGAAGAGGCACAACCCACGGCATCGCAGCCGGAGGAGGAACAGACGATGGATAATGAAGCCGTCGTGGTCCAGGCTGGGCCACAGGAAGTGTCTGCTGGCGTGTCTTACGACGCCGCCGAAATCGCCGCGCTTTGCGCTGCTCACAATCTGCCCACCGCCAAGGTGGCCGACTTCCTGGCGCGGAAGCTCACCGTTGACCAGACTGCCAAGGAGATCTTAAACATGCAGACCAACCACGCCTCTGCCGCGGCTGCGGTCGAAAAGCAAGACATCAACTTCGGCATCGGCAACGAAATCAAGAATTACAGCCTGTTTAAGGCGGCAATCGCGCAGTCTACCCACAACTGGGCGAATGCCGGGTTTGAGCGCGAAGTGTCCAACCACATCGCCAAGCATCTTGGCATGGAGCCGAAGGGGTTCATGCTCCCGTACAGCATCTTCAACACCATGACCTCCGGCGGCGCCGGGACCGGCGCTGAGTTGGTTGGCACCGATCACCTGGCCGATCAGTTCATCGACGCACTACGCGCCAAGACCCGCCTCGGCCAAATGGGCGCTACCATCATCGAAGGGCTGAAGGGCGATGTGGACATCCCGAAGCTGCTGACTGGCGGCACCTTCTACATGGTTGCGGAAGACGGCGCACCGAGCGTGAGCACCCCGACCACCGGCACCCTCCCGCTGTCCCCGAAGTCCGGATCTGCTGCCGTGCATCTGTCCCGCAAACTCCTGAAGCAGTCCAGCCCGTCGGTCGAGGCGATGATCCGCAGCGACCTGCTCAAGGGGGTTGCACTCCTAATCGACAACGAGGGCATCAACGGGACCGGCGCCGACAACCGCCCGCTCGGCATCCTGCTGACTCCGTCCGTGAATACCTCAGTGGTGACTTCGGCTGGCAACCCTGACTGGGATGAGATCGTGGCGTTTGAAACTGCCGTTGAGGCCGACAACGCCGAAGCGGAGACCATGTACTTCCTGACCACTCCTGCTGTCAAGGGTGCCATGAAGGTCAAGCCCCGCTTCGCATCGACCGGACTGCCGATCTGGGCAGACAACAACACCGTCAACGGCTACAACGCCCTGACCTCCACCCAGGTGCCGAGCAACGGGATCATCTTCGGGGATTTCTCGTCCCTGGTCATCGGCATGTGGGGCGCGATTGATCTGGTGGTGGACACCGCAACCGACATCAGCAAGGGCGGCATCGTGCTCCGTCCGTGGGTTGAGTTCGACCTCGGCCTGCGCCACATCGAGTCCTTCTGCATCAACGCTTAATGAAAGGGATGGGGCGGGGTAAAACCCGCCCTTCTGCCATGAAGATAAAACTTCTCAAGGGTGTCGTGGCTGGCGGCGCGGCCCGCAGACCAGGTGACATTGTGGACGTTGACGACAAGCAATCGGCCTATCTTCTCGCCAATGGCAAGGCCGTCGCGGTCATCGATGAAGATCAACCAGCACCGCCAGCCACCAAGCGCGGCGGCAAAATAAAGGAGTCCTGAGATGGGCATCAACGCCAACCAGTTCACCTCAACGTCGCTCTTGAGCGCGAGGCAAATTACCTCGACGACTACTGGTGCGGCGGTTGATGTGATGTTGCTGAAAGGGAAGGGGAAAATTGTCCTTCAATGCGGTGCGGCAACCGCGGGGACCAACCCTACCGTCACCGTTAAACTCACCCACTGCACCACCTCTGGCGGGTCTTATTCCGATGTGTCTGGGATTGCATTTACAGCCGTCACCGACGCAGCCAGTACCCAGCAAAAGTATATCGACTGGGACTCGGTGCATCGCTACGTCAAGGTGGTCGCCACCGTTGGCGGCACCAACACGCCAACATTCCAGCTCGCGGTTCACGCCGAGAGCATTACCAGTTAAGGCTCTGAATGCGGACACGTTATCGAGTCCAAAGATGCAGGCACTGACGTGTTGTGCAAGTGTGTGATCCACTTTAACTAGAAGTAAGCGGCTGTCATGCTCCCCCCACATGGGCAGCGCCGGAC